TAACATACCAAAAGAAAATTGTTTCATCAAAGTGCATGTTGACAATATGAACATTAACCGCAACAAGAAGTTTCCTGAACTATGGGTTATTGACGTTATAGAAATCATCACACTTGATGAAAGAAAGCATAACGAACAGGACTACAAAGAGTTCGACGATATGTTCAAGAAACTTCCTTTCTAAAGAACTAACCTATAAGAAGGTGTGATGAATTACTTATCATACCTTCTTTTTATTTACCCTGAAAGAAGGTGATGTAATTGGGTAGATTGAAAGGCATACCTAATCTAAAAGTCACGAAATCAGGAAATCTTATCAATCGTTACGGTTTGCGTATTACACCCGAAGAAAAGAAATACATTAAGTCACTTACCCAATCAATAAACAGAAAACGCAAACAGATATTAGAAGAATTAGCACCACATCAAAAGCCTACATACATGAAGCATAAATCACAGACGGCTTTTGCACCAAAGAAAGTAAGTGCATTACAACAAATGCAACTATTTACATCAAGAGCGAAAATGTTTAGAAAGGTTGAAGAATTAGAAAAACAAAGACGTGATTTAATTGGAAACGCAAGGGTGTTACCTTCCGCAAAGGTTGAAACATTTTCTAAAAGACTGAAAAAGATTGCAACTACAACGCAACCAAAGACAATAACGCCTAAAATGCCTAAACTTAAAAGCAAACAGACAAAGTTTTCAAGGTCTAATTTGTATATGAGTAAGAAGGCGGAAATCTACAAAAAGAATATGAAAGAAGCAATAAGCAAAGTTGACGCTATAACGAACAAGCAAGACCTTTACAAAATACTTGATGATTTAACCGAAGAAGAGTTTATCTTATACATTACAGAAAACCCTGTCCTAAACATACAATATATTTATCATGACCCTAACAACAATAGGGGTATTCATTTACATAACGAACTACAACAGTATATAGGTAGACAGATGTGAAGTTAAAATCAAAGTATGTGGCGGACTTTGAAGCAACAGGTGAAGAACAATACAAGATAGACGGTAGCACTCATGTTTGGGCTGTCGGTGTCATAGACATTGAAACAGAAGAAACCGTCTTAATTTCCAATGATATTGCAGACTTTATGAATTGGCTTTCAAAAGACAATCATAATCATAAGAATAAAGAAGTTTTCTTTCATAATTTAAAATATGACGGTGACTTCATTGTTAAGTTCTTATTAGAAAATGGCTTTAAACATTCAAGAGAACGTGCATTGTATAGCAATGAGTTCTCAACACTAATCAGTGACACAGGCACTTGGTATGAAATAAAGATTTGCTTTCATGCTCTAAAGACAAGAAAAGTAGAAGTTAAAATACATGACAGTTATAAACTATTACCATTCAGTGAAGAGAAAATAGCAAAAGCCTTTAAACTTACAGTTAGTAAAGGTGAAATTGATTATGATAGATACAGACCTGTAGGTTATCAACTTCAAGAGTATGAAGTAGATTATCTAAAAACAGACCTTCTAATCATGGCACAAGCATTAAAAGTGCAAATGAACAAAGGTCTTACAAAAATGACTATTGGTAGTAATGCTTTAGCAGACTATAAACAGCGTATAAGCAAAGACAAGTTTAAATATCTATTCCCTGTTTTAGATAACATAATAGACGCAGACTTAAGACATGCTTATCGTGGTGGACATACTTATCTACAACCGTTCTATGCTAATAAGATATTAGAAAACGTTCATTCTTACGATAAGAACAGTATGCACCCATCACAAATGAAAAATATGCCAATGCCTTATGGTATTCCTGTATATTATGAAGGTGAATACAAGAATGACCCTGACTACCCACTATTTATACAGTCTATAGAGATAGATTGTAAGGTTAAGAAAGGTTATCTTCCTACAATTCAACCACGCAACGCTTTCCGCTTTGCAACAACAGAGTTCTTGGAAGACACTAAAGGTGAGCCTATACAGTTGTTTGTTACAAGCATTGATTTAATGTTGATTTTAGAACACTATGACATTCACTACATACAATACCTTGAAGGCTTTAAGTTTAGGTCACATATTGGTTTATTTGATGAATACATTGATTATTGGTATCATATAAAAGAAACTAACACAGGACCTTTACGTGAAATTGCAAAGTTGATGTTAAACAACTTATATGGTAAGTTTGGAACTAACCCTATTAGAGCAAGAAAAGAGCCTATTTATGACAAGACTAAAGGTGCAGTTTATGTCAATTTACCTGCAGAAGAAGGTGACGCAGTTTACATACCTATGGCATGTTTTATTACTGCTTACTCAAGATATGACTTAATTTCAACAGCACAGAAGTTTTATAAAAACGTTGTTTACATGGACACAGACAGTATAAAGTTCTATGGCATATCACGTGAAGTAATCGAAGCACAGATTGAAGTGCATGACACAAAGATAGGTGCTTGGAAATACGAAGGAACAGCAAAGATGTTCAAAGCGTTAAGACCAAAGACATATGCTTACATTGATGAAAATGATGAACTTGACGTTAAGTGTGCAGGTCTTCCAAAGAAGGCAAAGAAAGACATAACTTTCGACACCTTCCAATACGGTTTTGTATCTAAAGAAAAACTTGAAATCAAACGTGTTAAAGGTGGAACAATCTTACTTAAGACAAAGTTTGAAATTAAAAAGCAAGTTGACAACAAACATATAGACACTGAATATTTTGAAGACGAAGACATTGACATTTTCAACCAATTATGATATAATATAAGTAGAAAGGAAAGGTAATCAAATTGGAAAGCACTCTTAATCAAATGCGTGGGTTACTTGAAAGTTATGGCGGTCTTATGACTATGATGATTATTCTTACAATCTTCATCACCAATCTTGTAAAGAAACCTATCCTTGCAAAGGCTATGGAAATAGCAGAACGAACAGGTTATGACAAGTCTATCGTGACACGATATGTAAGTCTTATACCTATGGCAGTAATGTTTATATTACTCTTAATATACAACATTATAACAGTTGGCTTCGATTTTATAAATTGGACCGAATTACTTACAATGTCTACAACTTATGGTGCTATATCTATTGCAACATATGAAGTAGCAAAGAAACAGTTACAGGCATACGCAACAAAGAACAAAAGTTCTACAGTTACCTTTGATGAAGAAAAAGAAGATTTAAGGCAAACTGTGATTGCCCTTGAAGAAATGCAGGAAACTTACAAGAAACAAATTAAGGACAGTTTCAGTAAAGATGAAGTTATTTCATTAAGGAAAGCCTATGATGATATTGCTAAAGAGAACAACAAACTTAAAGAGATGTTGAATACTATATACGGTAAGAAACCTGAAAATACAATACCTGTGACTATTTCTAAAGAAGTTACTAAAGAAGCCTTTAAGAATGGTTTTGAAGCACCGATTGAAGGTGACATCTAATGCACAGAAAATTACTTCCATTAAACATTCAACTATTTGCAGAAAAGACACCTGACGTAATCGTTCAGGAACTGCAAATTAAACATCAAGAAGAATTGAAGAAAGTTCAAGACGAACTTAACATTGCCAAAGACACAAACAGTAAACTTACAGATAAGGTAAAGAAACTTGAAGAAGTTAACACTTCCTATTACAATAAACTTATCGTTCAAGAAACTAAACAAGAAAAGACTAAAGATAAAGTTGAACCTGAAGATGACTTCTTATCAGCAGAAGAATTAGTCCAAGAAATGCTTGGACAGAAAGTAGGTAAATAATGCCAAAATTAGTAGTTAAAACGAATTATGATATTATGGGAAGTTTCTTACATGCTTCCACAGGAACTATGTATGAAGACAATATTCCTGAATTAACAAGAACAAACATTGCAACTGTAGGTAACGCTATTCTTAATTACCAAGCAACAAAAGAAGCGTTCTATGACCACTTGGTCAACAAGATTACCTTACAGTTATTTAATCAATTCACCGCAGAGAACAAGTTTAAGTTCTTAAAAGGTATGATGGTTAATGGTGACATTGAAGACAGTTATGTAGATTACATCAACGGTGAAAACTTTGACCCTACCAATGAAAACCCCTTTAGAGTTACTAAAGGAAACATGGAAACTCTTTATCACAAACGTGACAGAGAACTTACCTATACAATTTCTATCAGTGACGCTCAAATTAGACGTGCTTTCTTAAGTGAAGGTGGACTTCAAACTTTAATTAACCAAAAGGTTAATTCATTATACGAAAGTGCTGAACTTGACGAATACGTTATGGTTAAAGGTATGATTGCACACAATTATACTCATGCAGGTAAAGTTGTTACCCTTGAAGGAACTACACATCAAGATATCGTTACTAACTTACTTTACAACTTGAAGAAATACAGCAAAGACATTTCTTATGCAAACAGAACTCATAACAAAATGGAAGTTATGAATAGAACACCACTTGATGAACAAGTAGTAGTTCTACACAAAGACTATGCTTTAGACATTGACATGGGTATTCTTGCTAATACCTATAACATGGAAAAGTTAGCAATTCAAACACAAGTTGTTGAAGTTGATGATTTTAACGCAGACGCAAACCGTATTGTCGCAGCAATTATGGACAGACGTGGCTTTAGATTACATGACGTTGTAAGAACTACCGAAGCAATTAGAAACCCTGCGAACTTAACAACTACCTATTGGTTCCACTTATGGCAAATCGTAAGTTACGCTTACTTTATGAATACCGTTTACTTTGTTGAACCTGAAGAAGTTGTTGAAGGTAGTGCTGTTGTTGATGTTAAGATTACTAACAGTGAAGAAGAACCTGTTAAAACTAAAGAAGTTGCAGTAGTTTAAGACATATGACGGAAGTTTATCTAATAAACAACGTCAATTTCCCAAGTGATTATACGGACGTTGTTGACTTTGAAACTATAGAGCAACAACGTTCGTATTTTAATTCACGAAAGGTAATGGGTTATGACAGCGAAGCAACCTATCTACGTGATAGAGCAGAAATGTTTAGACTTAAGATACCTAAAATTGACGTAGAAAAATATTCATACTTCATGTTCACTAATACATCACTAACAGGAAACAGCAAAACATACTATGCCTTTATAACAAATGTAATATATGTTCAACCTGACATCACACAAGTTGAGTTTAAAGTAGATGTGTGGCAGACTTATATGTTTGATTATGAGATTAAAGATACCTTTATTGACAGACAACATGAAGACCGTTGGTATTATGACGGAACACTTAAACCTATATTCAACCTTCAACAAGAAAATATTGAAGTAGGTAAAGAACTTGTTGTTAAATCAAGAGAAAAAATAATTGAAGATGATGTAGAGATTTATTGGTTGGCAATGATAACTACAACAGGAAAGAAAGACCCTGACGCAAGTGACCTTGACTATAAAATGAACATAAGAAACTTAAGAACTTCTTTATACGTATATCTTATACCTTACATACCTGAAATTAGTTCACTTGAAAGTGTTAGTATAAAAAGACCTGACGGTGGTGGAACTTTAACAGAACCTTTGTTTAGTGGTAGAGATATCTACGGAACACTATATAAGTTTGATGAAGACCCTACAGTCATGTCAATACGTTTTCTTCCACACAAACCTTTTAAATACACTGTTGAAACTACGTATTCAGGAACTAACCTTACAAGTGTTACTATTGTCATTGACAGCACAGTTTACAATCAAGGTATTAGACTTAACAGTGTTAATAACAATGCAGGTGGTGTAAGTAACGTAAGAATTATAAACGTTGAAAATTACACAGAAAGTATAAGACAAGAAGTTCTAAAAACAATAACGTTTACATACCCTTACACACTTAACAAAAACAACCCTGTTAACATTGATTTAGAACCTAAACTTAAGACAAGACCATATAGAAGTTATTCAGTAACAAACTATCAAATGGACAGTTTAATCTTCGGTGAAGAAAATATTGGAAGTGAAAGTGTTGACCTTAAGTATATTCAAAGTTTTGATATTAACGCTAAACAAAAGATTTATCTTGACGGTTACTTAAATGATGACGGTAAATTATATTGTGCAATAGATACAAAAATGCAAGAACTACCACTAATTACAGACGCTTGGAAGAACTACATTGCTTCTAACAGAGCAACAGCGACAACAGGTTTAGCAATAAACAAAGGTTTAGCGGTGGCAGGTGCAGGTATTGCAATGGCAGGTTTTGCGACAGGTTTACCTTTGAGTTATCTTGGTATAGGAACAGGTATTAGCGGTGCTATGGGTGTAAAGAATGAACTTCTAAAGCAAAGTGACCTAAAACAGACACCTGACGCTATCAAAGATAGCGGAAACAATATGATATTCGATATTCAAGATAACAACTTAAAAATGGAAATTGTTATGCGTGAAGTTAAAGATGAATACAGGAACATTCTGTTCAACTACCTAATGAGATTTGGTTACAAGAGTAACAAGTTTGGTATTCCTAACTTAAGAAGTAGATATTATTATAACTACATTAAAGTAATTACTATACAGATGAACTCTAATTTACCTAACCACTTGAAAGAACAGATTAAATCTATCTATCAAAACGGAACTACAATTTGGCATTACAGAACTGACAATACTAACCCTACCTTGTTTGACTATACTAAAGAGAACGTAGAAATGAGTGTGATATAGTATGGAAACTAAAATCATAGATTGGAAGCAGGTATGTGAAATACAACATGGTGTTGGCATAAATAACGAACAATACGAAAACGTGTGTTGGTATGAACCTATCTTCGAAGGTGAACAAAATGAGCAGAGCAAGTAAAATTAGAAAGAGCGAAGAAAATCAACAAAACAAAGTTGATTGGTTACGTTCACAACTTATGAATATTTGGCAGAATAAAGCAACATCTATCTTTCAATGGGAAGGTGAAGGTATTACACCCTTCGTTAGTCAACAAATTGAACGTAGATTATATGAAGACGGTAGTGTTGTTCTATTCAAAGATGATGACGGTGTAGTAAAAGTTTACCGTTGGGCAATGGACGGTGGTTTAAATGGTTACGGTTTACCTGTTAGTTGGCGTGTATTTGGTATGAATGGAACAAGTGAACAATTTAGCAGAAGCGAAAAAGACAGTGTGTTGATTTGGAACGATTTAAACAGAATGGCAACTGCTTCATACATTAAGTTTATTATTGATTATAAACTAATTAACATTGAAGATACAATCGACACTCAACTTAATGCACATAAAATACCTTTTGTGTTCACAGGTAATAAGTCACAGTTACTTACCTTTGAGAATGTCTTTAAGAAGGTTAGCGGTGGTGTTCCTGTTATATACATGAATGAAGCGTCACCTTTAAATAATGCAGAGTTTCAACTGTTTCCTACGAATGTAACGTTTGTTGCAGACCAATTAAAGCAGTTAAGACATGACTATGAAGATGATATGATGGACTATTTAGGTCTATGTTACGTCGGCATTGAAAAGAAAGAAAGACTAATCACAAGTGAAGCAGAAGGAACAGAAGATAGTTCTAACTCAAGTTTCGCTTCAAGATATGGTCAAAGAAAACGTGCTTGTGAAGAATGGAACAAGATTTATCCTGACATGAAGTTAAAGGTCAAACTGAATGAAGGTCTATTGATGACCGAAGAAGAGAAGGCTGAACTTAAGGAAAAACAAAATGCAGGAAATCGACCTAAAGAAAAAGATATTCAAGAAGACGAATAAGTTCGTTCTAAACAAGAGAAAGGACAGGAAAAAATCATGGCTTTCTACACGAAGACAGTGCAAGAAATGATTGAAGAAAGTATCAATATATTTGATTTTAGTTATGACCTATATGATGTAACGAAAAAGATACCTTTACAGCAAATGTTTACAAGACATTATTACTTTTATGAAATTGGTTACGAAAGTGTATCACAGTTCAAGTATGCTTTGCGTGAAAAATGGCTATTGCTATTACCAAAGTATAATAAGTTATGGGTTGAGAATGAAAAGACCCTTGATATCTTGAAAGGCTTTAACGTTGAAGTTGAAAGTGAAACTATCTTAAAGGACACGCCTATTACAGAATATGACGATACAGACTTTGCAACTGCTAAACAAAAAGGTAGTAACAAGAGTTCAGGCAGAAACCAAAGTGAAATTGATTTGATTGAGAATTACAACCAAAAACTACGAAACATTAACCAGCAGTTTATTAACGAGTTTATCAAACTGTTCATGGGCATAATGTAGGAAGGAAGAAATAAATGAGTTTAAACCCAATCTTACAAAAGATTTATGATACAATATTTAACGACACTGAACAAGAGCCAATGTCAATGCTTAAAATGTTTGAAACCTTTGCCAATACAGTTTTACAGTATGTAGAAGACAATACCGCTATTGGTCCTGTAGGTCCACAAGGTCCACAGGGTGATGAAGGTCCACAAGGTCCTGTAGGTCCACAAGGTATTCAAGGACCACAGGGTATTCAGGGTATGACAGGTGCAGGTATTGTTGGACCACAAGGTCCACAAGGCAATGTCGGTCCACAGGGTATTCAAGGACCACAAGGTGTGCAGGGTGCAAATGCAACACCAATTACTTCAAAAGTGTATTCTTCTATAAACACAGGCTTACCTAGCCCTGAAACATTCAAAGTTACAGTTTTAAGAAGTAATTTTGGAACTATTGCAAAATATTTTAAAATAATGGCAACTATGAATGGAAGTTTATCAGAAGATATGGCTGCAAGATTTTATAATACTGACGGAGTTACATTAAGAAGTGAAAAAATAAGTGCAATGGACGATATTGTTATAAGATGGAGTAATGGACAAAAAATATGGATATTAACCTTCTACAATGAAGTCGGTGAAGTGACAGTTACTACAACACAATCTATGGACGCAGATTTAATGATATGTTTACCTGCTTCATTTAGTCTTATAGAAAGTGTAAACCCTGCTGGTTATGTAGGTCCACAAGGTGTTCAAGGTCCTGCAGGTCCACAAGGTGTTGCAGGTATTCAAGGTCCTATAGGTCCACAAGGTGCAACAGGTCAAGAAGGTCCACAAGGTCCACAAGGTGTTCAAGGTCCTGTAGGTCAACAAGGTGAACAAGGTCCACAAGGTATTGAAGGTGAACAAGGTCCTGTAGGTCCACAAGGTGAAACAGGTCCACAAGGTGCTAAAGGTGATACAGGTGAACAAGGTCCTATAGGTCCACAAGGACTTATGGGTGAAACAGGTCCACAAGGTGCAACAGGTGATGTAGGTCCACAAGGTCCTGCAGGTCCACAAGGTGAACAAGGTATTCAGGGTGTTCAAGGTGAAATAGGTCCACAAGGTCCTATAGGTGAAACAGGTCCACAGGGTATTCAGGGTATTCAAGGTCCTGCAGGAACAGGTATCACAGCAAGTTCACAAGCACCTATCAGTAATTCAGGAACAGGTATTGTTGACGGCTTTGCTATTAGATATACCTTTGACGGAACACAATCTAAAGTTATTTATGCAAATGAAGTAGACGGCTTTACAGTAGGTGAAGCAGGAAATTATACAACATTCACAATTACCATTACATTTAGTTCAACACAAGTTACCGTAAATATGGAAAGAAATAATACTTTAAACAGTAGAACTCTTACTTATGAAGTTTGGAGGTTAACATAATATGACATACTATTATGCAAAGAAAGTTGAAAATGGAAAGACAGTTGCTGTATATAAACTGTCAAGTTATGCTGACTTTACACCAGACCTTATCATCATCAATGAAGAAGAATATTTAGCATTTATTGACTAATGGCTAAAGAATTAACAAAAGACATATGGTATGACATAAATAGGTTACTTTCGTTTAAAGCACTTATAAGTGTCGTAGTAGGTATGCGTGGTGGCGGTAAAACCTATGGTGCAAAGAAACGTTGTATAATTGACTTTAAAGAGAAGGGTCAACAATTCGTATGGTTAAGAAGATATGATAGTGAACTATTTGAAGCAAAGAAAACCTTCTTCAACGCTATACGAAATGACCCTGACTTAAACAGAAAATACCCTGACATGAAATTGCATATTATAGGAAATAAAGTTTACATTGATGATGAAGTTGCAGGTTACTTTATAGCATTAACGTTAGCACATAAGTTTAAATCAAGTGACTTTCCTTTAGTAGTTAACATAGTTTATGACGAGTTCATACCTGATGATAGTAGTAGATTAGGTTATTTAAGAAGTGAAGTTACAGCCTTATATAATCTAATTGAAACTATTCAAAGACAACGTGATACAACAAGAGTAATAATGATTGCAAATGCTATTTCTTTTGGAAACCCTTACTTTATTGCATGGCGTGTTAAACCTTTTAGACAAGAGTTCTTACACTTAAAATCTATGAGTATAGTCATACAAATGTATTATAATGAAGCCTTTGCAAATTATAAACAAGACACAAGGTTTGGTAAATTAACAGCAGGAACAGAGTATTCGCAATTTGCTATCATGAACAAGTTTGCTGACGATAATGATGTGTTTATTGGAAATAGAACTGAATATGCTAAATATCGTTGCACAGTTAAGTATGAAGGTGAAACCTATGGTTTTTGGATTGATTTTAATGAAGGTTTAATATTTGCTTCAAGTAAAGTAGACCCTTCCTGTCCACATAGTTATACCCTATCACAAAAAGACCATGACATTAACTATCTATTAGTTAAGAATGTTAAAGGAACTTATGTAAACGAAATAGTTGAAGGTTACAAGTTAGGCATACTTCGCTTTGAAAGTATTATGATAAAGAGCAGAGTATTAGAAATGTTAACATTGTTTATAAGATAACCCTTAACGTAGAGCCTACAGTTCATCTTAAGATATACTCTACAGATGTCCTAAAGGCTCTGCGGTATTTTCAGCAGAGAGATACTTGTTTAATGCTACAAATAATGACCTGAAGCTGGAGTTAGCTTATACGAAAGATGGAAAACATGGAAC